ATGACGACAAAAGTGAAGCTGACGGCGAAGCGCATCGCTGAATTCCAGTGCCCGCCCGACAAAAGCCAGGCGTTCTTGTGGGACGCGGACACACCGAACTTTGGCGTGAAGATCAGGCCCCGAGGCAAGCCTGCATTCATCTACCAAGGCTCCCTCGGTGGCAAGACGCTGCAACTGGTCATCGGCAGTGCTCTGACTTGGAAGATTCCCGATGCCCAGGCTGAAGCAAGGCGCATGCAGGTGCTGGTCGACAAGAACATCAACCCGCAAGAGGAGCGCGATGCGAATGTCGAGGCCTCTGCACTGGCCATCGCTGAAAAATCAAAAATTGAGGTGACGGTCGGCAAGGTCTGGCAAATCTATGTTGAGCGAGGCGTCGGCAAAAAAGGCAAGCCATGGTCGGCGACGTACAAGAAAGCGCTGCTCAGGTCGATGGAACCCGGGGGCAAGACATTCCCGAGATGCGGCGAGCGGCGGACGGTCAGCGGTCCGCTGTTCTACGTTCGCGACATCCCGCTCAAGGATCTGGACGACGACATGCTGGCCGACATCATCGGCGACGAGTTAGAGCGCATTGGCGAACGCCGGCCTGGGTCGATTGAAGGCGATGGAGACTGCCCACCCGGCTACGCAGCGGTGAAAAACGCCGTTGAATGGTTGTCTGGAATGTTCCGCTGGGCTGCCAGCAAAAGTGAGTACAAAAAGCTCATTCAGGGAAATCCAGCGCGCTCAACCACCGTCCAAGACGACCTGCCTTCAAATCCAAACGCACGCCGCCTCGACTTCATAGAAGTACCTCAACTGCGAAAGTTCTTCGAAGGCCTCGCGATGATGCCGAACAAGACGAGCACGGGGTACCTCACGGGGCTGTTGATCACCGGCGCCAGGCGCAACGAACTAGCACGCTTGAAGTGGTCGGACATCAACTTCACGTTGAAGAAGTACGTGATCGCTGACAAGAGCAAGTCAAACGTCGAGCGTGTTCGCACACTCCCGTTGACGCCACTCTTCGAACGCATCGTAAAAAGCATGCCGAAAATCGATGGCAACGACTACGTTTTTGCAGTGCCGAAATCGAAGTACGGATACGTTCAGGACACTCGAAAAACGCTGGCGCCGGTGGTCGAGTACGCCGAGATCGATCACCTCACACCCCATGGAATGCGCAGGACATTTTCACTTTTGGGTGAGGCTGCGGGCTGCCCGGCAGGTGCGATCGAACAAGCGATGGGGCATGCCGTGAGTGGCATGGACGAGCACTACAAGCCGCGTCGCGTCGAGATGCTGCGAGGAGTGATGACGCAACTCGAAGAATTCGTCATCGAGCAATCAGGCATGCTGGTGCTGGCCCAGCAAGTCGAAGAGGCGTAGCCAGGGCGCCCTACAACGTCTCTCCGTCAAGCAGTCGCTGCAGGCCGGCCAAGGGCCACATGATTCGGGCGCCGACTTTCTCGGGTTGAATCTTGCCCTTTTGAGTGCTTCGCCACCCTCGAAGGGTCTGTTCTTTCAGGCCCAAGATTTGAGCTGCAGTTGAATTCGAAACGTGCGTTGAGAAAGGGTACAAGTCCACAAGCCGCGTCGATTTTGCAGTGGGCGCTGGTTCGCTCAGGGATCGCTTCAAGAGGTCTTTGCGGTGCGCTTTGGGTACTTCTTGACGACTCGATCCATCTCCTCGAGCAGCTGGAAATCCTCCGGTGTGGCCACCATTTTTTCCGCGTCGAGCAGCATCGTTTCGCCGTCCGGGATCGATTTCAGGTGCGCGATGAACATCCGAAGCGCCGCCTCCACCACCAAATACTGGCGGGTTCCCACAGCTTCCACCTCCTCGAGTTCCTTCCAGATCGTCGGTCGAATCCGCATCAACGTGGCCGACCGGCCATCCATCGTGCACCGGCCCGCAATGATCAGCTTCGGCCGTTTCAAGCCTGGAACTTCTAAGTCCGCCAAGGCCTTGAGCGCAGCTTTGTTCGGGCGAAAGCCCGCCTTTCCAGTCGCCTCGGCCGGCTTCTCCATCGCGGTCTTCAAGACTTGGGCGGCCACTGTGTTGGCTTTCGATGCTGCGTTCGATCGCGGCTCTTTGGGCTCGGTCATGGTCTTCCTGGTACACGTCTAAAGATGTACCAGTGTAGTCGCCCTGCGACTTTTCGAGAAACTCCAGGGCGTCGCGCGCAGCTCTCAGAAAGAGCTCACGGGACAACGCGTCCGAGTGTTTCGGCGCCGAAACAGCTGCGCGAACGGGGTGGGGAAAGTCTGCGAGGCGAGGCATGTCACACCGCCAAGTAGTAGTCGCGGCCGGTGTTCTCGTCGACGAGCCTGTGGGTCGCCAGAGGGTGCCCAAAGAAGTCCGACAAGTCATACCCCTGGGAGGCCAAGGCGCGCGCTGCACGGCCTCGCTGGCGGCAGCCGAGGGTGATGTCGCCCACCACCCTTGCAAGCGCCCAGATCTCGACCGGTAACTCCTTGGGCTCGGTCAGCGGGCGGAGCTGCTGCGCGAGCACGGCGCGATCCGCAGGGGTACGGCCCAAGCCGGCCTGAAAAGTGGCCAATGAGGCCTTTGCGGCCTCATGGCAGGCCAAGACCGCCTGGTACTCGGCCTGGACCTCCGCAACGTAGGCGCGGGCGTGTTCCGCAAGTTCCGCTGGCGTCAGGCCCAGGGCGTGGAATTCCGACAAATACTGCTCCGGAGTTTTTTCGCGTTTCATGCAACGTTTCCTAGACCCCACCAGGTGTGGCGGGCATGGTTTCATTCTAAATTCGCAACCGCTTTTTCAAGCATGCGAAATGACAAAAAGACCAATGGAATCAACGCGTTGCATGAAACGTCGGTCTAAAACGCTCTAGGAATTTTTGAACGCACCAAATCACTGTTTCAAGATTTCAAAGCGCCACAACGCGTTTTAGCGCGTGGTGGAAAAGACACAAATAAGACGCGTCCCAAAAGAAAAAGGCCCTGAGGGGCCTATGTTTTGCGAAGGGTCTTTGTTGTGCCCTTGATTTGAGCGATTTCGTCGATCTCCTCTTGAGTTGGATTCAGCTTCTGAGCGTCGAAGTTAATAGCTTCTTCTGGACCCATCGCCTCAAGTTTTTTGATCAGATCTACAAGGGCGTACTCGAGAACCAGGTACGTCGGGCCGAAGGTGAGTTTCTCGAGCCGACGCAGCGTGGACGGCCGCACCTTCATCATGACGTGCGCGCGCCCCTTCGTTGCGATGGCGCTCCCAACGATCGCCAGCTTTGGTCGCTCCTCGCTGATGATTGCAGCCAGGGTGGCTTTTGCAGAAATTCTCGCCATCGGTGGTCCTTTTTGTCGTCGTGATTCGCAAACGAATTCTACCGTTGCGTAGGCGTTATGGAAAAACTCGTTGCATGAAACGATCTCGGAATGTAGAATCACGGCATCGTTGGAGTGCTTCAACGTACGCGCAAGGGCTGATAATCCGGGCGCACCAAAACCCCAGTCGCCTCGCGGCGCTGGGGTTTCTTTTTTGCCGGAGGGTCAGGCGGCTGCGGAGATCTTTTCGATCACGGGGACAGCGTCGGCGGGAACAACATCGGCGCCGGTCTTTTCGGCATCGGGGTTTGCAGCTTTCCACTCCGCAACCGGATCGCCGAACACCGCGATCGAAGCTGCGCGTTCGAGTTTGGCTTCTTCGACTTCGTCCACGGCGTGAAGCGTGAGTGAAACGAAGCGTTCACCGGTAAGGCGCTTGGCATCGTCGCCCGCAGGGGTGAAGGTCTGAGCGCCTTGGGCCTTGAGGCGGGCGGACTCAACGCGAAGCTCTGCAGTCCTGTTCGACAGTTTGTTGTCGGTTCTGGGATCGTTGAGCAATGCGCGCGTCAAGTCCTCGTTCTGCCACTCAGTGTTCTTGAAAAGCTCCTTGAGGCCTGCTCGCTTCGGGAAGAAGCGAACTTCCAACGCACCGCGGTAGCCACCCGGCTGGACGCTCATGCCCATCACCGCGAGTGAGGCAATGGCGTTGGCTTTTGCAGTCCCTTCGCCCTGGCGGGCGACGTGCCAGAGGTCGAGCATCGTGCAGGGCAGTGTTCCTTGAGCCAAGCACTTCGCTGGCACTTGCATGTACGAAAGGTGCTCGATGATGCCCGTCGTCGATTGAGCCGACTCGATCTCTTGGACAGCTGCGTTCAGGTCAAACTCACGCAACCAACTGGCGGCCGTGTCCGCGTCGAGGGTCTGGTCGTGCAACGCCGTGAAGCTAGCGGCGATCGCCGGGCCCAGCGTGTCCGCTGCACGCACAGAGCTTGTGTCCAATGCCTCGCTGATGGCTTTGAGGTTGAGCAGGTAGCGGTCGTTTGCACGAAGCATCCGAACGAAAAGCTTCTTGCCGAGCGCTTCGACAGCGGGGAAACGCCCAGCCTTGGCGTTGGGAACCAACGAGTGAGGCTTCACGGTGTGCTTGGTGATCTCGAGCATTTTCACGGACACCATTCGCGTGATGTCTGCGCCCTTCAGTTCAGGAAACTTGTTGGCCGCCAGCATCGCCTGGGACTTCACGGCGTGCTGGACGGCGGTACCGCCCGTGGATCCGCGATTTTCAACCCCGCCCTTCGCAGCCTTTCTCAAGTTGCTGAACATCTTCCGGATCTCAGCCTTGTTGGTTTCATCTGCCTCGGCCTCGTCCCAAAAAAGGCCAAGCGAGTCCATGCCAGCGCCGTGTCGCATGCCAGCCTCAGTGCCGCCGACCATGATGTCAGCGGCATCGCCAAGCAGGCTTTTGGCGAAAAGCATCACAGTCGACTTGCCGGCGCCAGGCATGCCGGTGAGCAGCAGCCACTGGCGCCATTCGTTGGCGCCCGCAGTGAAAGTGTTCATCACGTGGCCAAAGACGATGAGTGCGCCACCGCGCTTCTCATACTGGTAGGAGTCGAAGAACTCGAAGGCGGTCTGAGCGTCGTCGGCCGTCGCTTCCGGCGTGCTTGGCGTGATTCCCAAATCGCGCGCTGCCACATAGATCGAGTCCCCAACGATGCGCTTGGCCAGCTTGCCGTTGGGATGGAACGCAACCTTGCTGTTGACGATCAGCTGGCCATCGTCACCACGCCAGACGCCGGCGCCGTAGACCCGATCGCCGCGAAATTGGCCGATTTCGTCGCACTGGCCAACGATGTCCAGGCCCAGGGACTGGACGTCGATGGACTCGACTTTCGTGTCGGCCGCCACACGCAGGTAGTTCGACTTGATGAACTTGGAACCGACCGCCTGCGCCAGTGACATGGCGTTCTTAAGTTCGTTGGCCGATAGGTCAATGATGAGATTCCGGCTCAGCGAGAAGACCGTGCAGGCCTTGCCGTTGTAGCCCAAGGCGACGAAGCCGCCCATCACCCGGGAAGGGCTGATCTCGTCGCAGCGCTCGCGAATCGCCTTGGAAATCGCCGAACTGACCGCGCCAGGCGTGCGCAGCTTCATCCAGACGCCAAGGCTGACCAGGTCGTCCTTGTTCAGCGTCTTGAAGGCCTCGACTGGCGGGCAGTTCACCACAACCACCACCACGGTTGGAGCGTCCTTGCGGATGGCTTGCTCGAGGTTGCGCATGGCCTGGTTCTCGCTGTTCACGCCCGAGTGGCGGAGCAGCACCAGCGCACGGTCGCCCAGGAGCTTCAGGAGGCCTTCAGGAATGCCGGTGGCCAGGCCCTGCATGGCGACGCAAGGGAAGCCGTGCGCGTCGCCGGCGACCGCATCCAACAGGGTCGGCACCACGATGAGCCGGTCTTCCATGGCGAGGTTCGCTTTGAAGGCTGGCGGCTGGTAGAGCCCACCGGAGAAACGTGGTGCGGGGGTGGCCACGTTGCCCTCGAACTTGATGCCCGCGATGGAAGCGGCAAGTGGATCAATGCCGACTTTGCGCAGGATCGCTTCCTGGGCGCCGGTAAACGCATCGACTGGTTCAACGCGGATCGAGCCATCCAATTCGACGAAGACGGGGCCGGTGGATTCAGGCATGTCGTCCGTGTCGTCGACCGCAGGGGCCGGGGTCGGGGCCAGGGCCACACCCAAGGAATCGGAATCCAAAGAGGTGGGGAGGTTGGCGGAGGAGGAAATCTCGGGGGACGAGTTTGTGATGTCTGACATGGAGTGCTTTCGAACGTTGCGGTTGATAAGACCGATCACCAAGATGTGGTGACGGGTGCATTCTGTCATGGCATGTACGCTATGACAAGAAAAATCGTGCAGAAAAGAACCGCAGGCAGAACCAGACAAGTGCTGTCTTGGAATCTGTCTTGCCAGAAATGCCGAAAAACTCAATGAAATCAACGTTCCAGACAAACCAGACAACCATGACAAAAAAAACGACACCATGGCTCCCTTGCAGTTCCTTCCTCCGCCACCCCTGCCTCTTGGTGAGGTTTCCCCTCCTAGTAAAAAGTTGTCTTGGTTGTCTGGTTTGTCTTGAATAGCTTTAAAAGTACCTCTCTTCAAAGGAGAAACCTCAAGATCTTTTACAAGACAAATCCCAAGACAAAAGACCAGACAAGGTTTTCCGCGCCAAAAATCACCACAGCGAGATAATGTAGTCGTAGATTTCAAACGGACGGCTCCATGAACAATCAAAACCAAGAATTTGTGTCTCGCGCGCTGAAGGGATGGCAACCACAAGACGAGAAGTGCCGGGAGGTCTATGAGCGTGTCCAGGCTGGCACCCCCTGGAAGAAAGCGGCCGAGGATGTGGGCGTCAAGCTGGCCACTGCTCAACGGCGCTACCGCCTCCGTGGCATCGAATCGCCTGTACGTTTGCACGGCACGCCTGACGGTGGGATCAGCGCAGCCGCAAAGCGAACCTATGACAAAGTTCTGAACGGTGTCTTTGCTCGCACTGCTGCACGGGAAGAAGGCATCAGCTACGAGTCGTACCGCACCTGGCTTTCACGCAATCAAAACCAGTCGCCGTCAGCCATGCTGCGATCCGCCAGGGCTGGCATCGCTTCCTTTTTCAGCGAGGTGCCCAATGCGTCGCCCCGACTCTGACTATGAGGCGGCGTTCGAAGCGGTCCGTGGCGGGCTGCGGTTGAGCGAAGCTCTGAAGGCCTTGAAGATCAGCCAGGGCGGGTACCGCGCATGGGCCGACCGCACGGGCGTGCTGAAGAAACGTCCAACCGTCATCCACCCACCGTATTCGGTGTTCAAGGCTGTCGAGAACGAGTTTCGGGCCACGCCGACCTTGGCGGACATTTGCGCGAAGCATGGCATCACCAAGATCCAGCTTTACACCTGGCGCCAGCAGACCGGCGGGCTGCCGAAATGAAGTCCGAGCAGTTCCAAGCCGTGCATGCTGCCGTCCAAGCTGGCAGCACGCAAACCGCAGCCCTCCGTGCCCATGGTGTGACCTATAGGGGCTACCGCCTCTGGATGCAGCGCGAAGGTCTGCAGCCGAAGCGTGTTGGGCCTTGGAAGCTGCTGGACGGGCCATTCAAAGCAGCAGAGCGCGAAATCCGCCAATGCAGCCTGAACGCCTTCGCCGAGCGCCATGGGGTGAAGCCACGGCACCTCCGCGATGCGCACAGCCTGGCGATCGAGCGGCGTCCCCGCCTTGAAGCGCTCTACGCAGAATTTCTCTCACTGCCGACCACCGAGGAGATCTGCGAGCGGCACGGCGTGAACCGGCGCCAGCTCTACGCCTGGCGGTTCATCACAGGCGGGTTGCCAAAATGATCTTTGATGATGACGAAGCCGACCGCTCTGCGGTTGGCCGGTACCCCGCGCGCGCCACAAACCGAGGCGGCGCACAGCCCTCGCTGTTTGATCTGCTGATCACTGCGCAAGCCGACATCTTCGAAACCGAGGAGTTGGTGCCCCCCGACGTGCGGTTCGATCCAATCATCCACCAGTTCTACCCAGACGCATCCGACCAGACTCGGGCGAACCTGCGGTTCATGCTGCGCATCTTTGCCGAGACCGTTTTTGACTTAATGGACGGCACGCGCATCGAGCAGCAGGAGTCGATCGAATGGCTGAATGAGGCCGAGGCAGAGGTCACGTTCGGCGATGTCTGCGAAACCCTCGGCTACAACGCCCGGCGGATGCGTGCTGCCTTTGAAGAGCTGCTCCCCGAGCTCCTGGTGTGCCGCGGCCGGCTCAACATCCTGCACTCACGCAAATGGACGTGCATCGAGGTCGACCGCAAGAAGAACCCGGTCATCAAGCCGTTCATCTACCAGAGGAAGACCAGGACCCGGCAGGTCGACCAAGGCGCCCTACAGGGCGTCTGGGGCGGCGTGGCAGCGTCGGGGGCAGCAGTGGACCGGCGGCTTGAAAACAAGGCCAGGAGAGCCGCCCAGCTGTCGACCAGGGCTCACCCCCCAAGGGACCGATCCGAGCGCTTGATGAGGCCCAACGTCAAGGTCTTCACACTGCCCAAAAAAGTTGCAAATACTTTTCCATAGTGTGAAGACTATGATAGAATTGACCATCGACAGGAACCAGACCTGATCGAGAGCAAACCGCTGGAAAGATGCGGAGGCGTCCGCTCCCTGCAATGGGAGCCCCTTCATCAACATTTGAAGGACCAGAAATGGACGCCGCACAAGAAAACATCGCCAAAAATCTCGAAGCACTGCGCACCATCGCGCACAAGATCCTCGCCGAAATCGATGCCGAGAAGGTTTTCGAAGCAACGCCCAGGTTTCCGCGCGGCCTCAACGGGAGAGCCGATCACCCCGGCCTTGCAACGCCGGCCCCGACGAGCACCAACCCATACGAGAAGTACGGCACGCTCTGCGACGAAGACTCGGTTCGCGCACTCGTCGTCGGCTTGATTCTTTCGTCTGCTCCTGGGGTCACGATTGGCTTCTACGCCAAAAGCTTCCTCGCTTGCCATTTGTTCGCCCATTCGCTGCAGCGTGTTCTTGGCTTGCTGGGGATGTCGTCGAGGTTCAATCACACCTGCAAAGTGCTGACCGTTCAAGGTCCCGGAGGTCACGGGACGATCATCTTCAAAAGCTTGGACAACCCGAGCAGCTTCATCGGCTACGAGACAGCGCACGCAGTCGTCACTGGCTTGGACAATTTTGATGAAGCACACAGCGTTCTTGCGGTGGGCCGAGCATGGGGAAGAAATCGGCAGCAGTTGGCCACCGGCAAGAACACAACGTTCGTTTGCATGGAGACGGTCGTATGACCGCCCTCGACAACCCCCAAGCCTTCCGCCTGGAAGGCCGCCCAGGCGACTTCAAGTTCTACACCGTGGCCGACTACGCCGAGGAGACCAAACGCGCTGGAGCGCGCGTCTGCGGGCTCTTCCTTGAGCCCCAGCCTGGTTGCCACCGCGAACCGGTTACGTACACGAACGGCAACGCCCTCGTCGACATCGACCGCGCCAAGCCAACGTTCCCAGCGAGCTTCGGCGGCGTGGTGCCGTTGTACCTCGGCCCTGTGTTCCGCAAGCCAGCGATCGGAGGCCAGTCATGAGCGACGACATCAAGCGTTTGAGAGTCAGCCTGGCCGCCTACGACGAGATGGACAAGCGGCTCTGCTTGCAGCACTACTTTCCGGCCGGCAGAGGGGGCCCAATCACTCAACGTCATCTGGACGACCTCGCCGAGCACGATCGCATCATCGCTTTTGGCCGTCAGGATGCGAGCCACGAGCACCTGGTCACCCGAGTTTTCCACGAAGACGAAGAGATTTTCGCGTTCGCTGATGGACTGCCCCTCAACGATGCCGGAGACGTCATCGGTGCCGATCTGAATTTGAGGCCATACGCGGTCGAAATTTCTTCCCTTCCGAGGAAGAAACCGTTCACGGAAGAACAGCGAACGCGCCGACTCAAGGCAGCCTTCATCGCGTTCGCGCTTCAGTGCGAAGCTAGTGGCGATCTCAAGCTCTCTGCGAAAACTTTCGAGCGATGCGTTGAGCTGATGCTCGCCCAAGCCATCGAGCAGCGTCTGAGCGAATTCTTCGGGCTGAAAGGCGGTTCAGCACGAAGGTCGGAAGCACAGAGATGATGGTTCTCCCCGACGGCGTCATCCCCGCATGGGCCCTCGGCCCAGACGGAAGCCCCGTTGGCATTAGTTTCGGCGAACTCCTGGTCACACGGGCCCATTTCGAAGGCGAGGAGTTCTTCGCATTCGCACAGGGGCTGCCCCTCAACGAATTCGCAGAGATGATCGGTTTCGATGGTTCGGCGCCGGAATGCGTTGTCTTTTTGGAGTATCCGACCGCAAAGCCGTTGACGGGAAAGAAGGCACGCAATCGTTTTCTTCGTGCTGAGGCTGAGTTTCGTAAACGGGTTGAGGCTTCGTTTCAGGACTACATCAACGGTGTGATCGGTGGCGGAAAGCTCTTCTTCTTCGCGAACAAGGATTGCCTTTCCCGTGCGCATCACAGGATCGCGCAGGAGCACGACGATCGCGTTTGGAAGCCACTGCAGGCAAAGATCTCTGACTACTGGAGCCGTGAACTTGAAAAGTCGGTTGCGGCACTGAAGGGCGGTGCAGCGTGATCGATCCCGAAGACGCAATTTGGCAGGAAGTCGACTGCCCGCTTTCAGGCATCGACTTCGACGTTTGGGGCTTGCACATCCTTTGCGTCGGCGACTCGTACCAATGCAGCGGATGCGGCCGTGTTCACATTGCCGGTGGCGATCTGCCTGATCTTCACACCACGATTTTCGAGATCAGGGACGGAGTGCTCGAGATGGCTTGGCTGGGCATCCCAAAGGATGCTGCCGAAAAGAAGGCCTGGACCGCGCTTTCTGTCGCCGCGATGGAGGCAGCCCAGTGAGCTACACACTGACTCTCCCTTACCCGGTGTCGACAAACGTCATGTGGCGCCACTTCCGCGGCCGCCCCGTGTTGTCGGTCAAAGGCCGTGCGTACAAGGCCTTGGCAGCACAGCTGGCGCTGGATGCAGGCATCACCCCCATCGAGGGCGATGTGGCCTTGGAGGTCACCCTGCATGCCAAAAAGACCAAGAAGCCGACTGGCAAGCGTCCGCGCTGCATCGACCTCTCGAACTCGCTGAAGGTCGCCGAAGACTCGCTCATCGGCATCGCCTTTTCCGACGACGCCCAGACCCGGGCCATCTCAATGAAGTACGGCGAGCCGATCCCCGGCGGCGCCCTGGTGATCACCATCAGTGCACTGAAAGGCACATCGTGAACGGAGAGAAAAAAGCGATCGCGTTGAAGATCCACGAGCGCGTGGCGATGGGCGAGACCTGGCGTTTTGCATCGAAAGCGTTCGGCGTGCAGGTTGGCACCGCGCGTCGCTGGTGCGATGAGCTCGGCCTTCCATCGGCTACGGAGCTGGCCCGCCCGGTCAAGCTGGCCGAGGCGAAGTGGGCCTACGACTTCGTGGCGGCCGGCGGGACCTGGGAGGAGGCCGGCGAGCAGACCGGCACCAACTGGTACACCCTGCGCACGCGGTGCTTGGAAATCCTTGGCCTTCCACCGCTCGGCCCCAAGCCAGCCCCTCACGAGGAACGCAAAGAGCGCCTGATGGCCGCCATGGTGGCCTTCATCGGCGGTGTTGACCAAGTCAACGCCTGTGCAGAGGCCGGCATCTCCGTCGGCTGCTTTCGCCGCTGGCGTGCATCAAGGGGCGTGATGCCCACGCCGGCCCAAATGTCTGCAATGCGGAGTGCTCGATGAACGACTTCGAAGAATCGGTGGCGGAAGCCCACAACGCGCTCGTTGCAGCGGGCCACTCCTGGGCCCAGCCCCGAAGACTTTCGGAGTCGGAAAAGTTCGACGCCGTGAAGTTGCCTCACGAGTGGATCTCACCGCCGAAGGAGCGGCCAAGGTGCGAGCAGCACCTGGTCCGCATCAGGCGTCTGAACGTGCTGGCCGTTCGCTTTGCTTCGCTGTCGATGATGCGTGGTGGGGCTTGAGCAGCTCAGCGAGTTCGATTTCTCCACTCACGTAGCGTTCCGCAAGCGCTGCGTGCTCAGGCGTGATCGTGAAACCTTCGAGACCGATGTTTGCGCGAGCGAAGTCGACGGCTTGGCGCCGCTTCTCTTTCTCGTCATCCGTGATGGTGTACTTGTGCACCGGCAAGGGTAGGGTTTCCACTGAATAAAATGTTTAAAAATAGCTCGCATGGAGCTATTTTGATGTTATACTTGAGGCATCGGACAGCAGCACTCTTGCAGCACCGTACTTCCTCAAGGAAATGACATGGCCAAGCACCCAAAAATGATCGTCGGCGGCGTCGTCGGATCTGAATTCTCCGTTCTTCTTGACCCTCGCACATCGATCGGCCTCGAAAACCGCCGTCTGGTCGAGATCGAAGGCTACGATGATGTCGCCGTGGCGATGCGCAACGACGCCACCAACGATCCCTTCGTCATCGAGCGTGTCATTTCGACCGAGGATTACGCCGCCCTCGACAGCTACAAGCTGATCTACGGCGGTGCGCCGGTGATCAAGAAGCTCGCCAAATTCCAAGCCATCTGAGGTGCTGAAATGACCAAATCTGAAAAGCTTTTCGCCACCATGACGCAAATCGAAGTTGAGCAACTGGCAGTCACCGTTGCTCTCTTCGGACTGGACTGGCTCCGCCCACAGACGTTTGTGGACTTCGCCGAGCATCGGTACCTCGGCGAGTGGCACGAATCGATTGATTCCCTCTTTTGCCGCTGGCTCAAAGATCTGGCCGGGCACTGGGACTGCCTTGGTGCGCGCTCACGGCACGGCGAAACACGAATGCTGGCAAAGGTCCTTCAATTTCACGTTGATTTTCTCGGGGCAGATCGCAAAGAACGCAAAGCCTTTTGCAACGTCCTACTGCGCCGAATTGAGACCGCACGCTCTGAGGTTGCCGCATGAAGCGGTCGGGCTTGGCCAAGCCTCTGGAAGGGGGGTTGGAGCACGTCCAGGCCTTGCTCCCTGTCGAGGTCCTCACCGAGGATCCGGCGGCGTGGAGGGCCCCCTCGGCGGCGGAGATCCGCGTCGTCATCGGAAAGGACTCGGAGACGGGGCTGCCTGGTGCCCAGGCCGCGCACTTGGTTGGGGTGCTGCCGCAGAACTTCCGGAAGTACACCGCCGCTGATGACGCCGCCTCCCGGCAGAAGATGAGCTTCGCGATGTGGCACCTGCTGCTGCACCGTACCGGGGTGAAGCTGGTGTCCGTCGTCGAGATCGATGCAAAGAAGACGTGAGTCTATTTTGCGTCGAGCTGGGAAACTACTACCCCATGAAGGCATCGAAAAAGCCGTGAAATCTCCAGTCAAATCAATGACTTGAGATCATCACGTTTTTCTATTTTCAGTAGAGCTGGCGATCTACTACCTTCACGCCTCTTCGGGCGGCGTGTCTGGAACGTCGGTCACAACGTCGTCGATGTGCTGCGGCATCGCTTGGATGCTTTGCCCGGCCGCGTTGATCAGCGTTTCCGGAACGTCGTAGTTCGTGCTCGCCAATTCTTGCGTGATCTCGGCCATCAATTGGTCGCGGGTCTCGCCGCGATCGGCATGGATCACCGCCTGGCTGCGGCCACCGTGCAGCGTGTCCCAACGCGATCGCTTCGAGGCATCGCGGCCGGAACCCTGAGCGTTGTTGCCAAAACCGTCAACGAAGTTGTTCCAGATGGGCTTGTACAGCACCAGCAGCGATGTCTCTGCCAAGCGAATGAACGCGTCATCCATGACCAGCGCGCGGTAGCAAAAGTCGTCGATGCTGAAATCTGAGGCAGCGGCTGCAATGCTTCGCCCGTGTTTCATCAAGCGGCTGCGAAGGGCAGGGTCGTCGCTCGCTGTCTCAATGCCTCGCCGGCCGCCGCTTGGAAGCGCCTGGCCAACGTAGATCGGCCAGACAGCCTTTCCGTCTGCGTTCTGTCTCGCAAGCGGGGCATACGGCTCGAACCGCGTGCCTCTGTAATAGATGGCGTACACGCCTGGGCCACGAAGCGGGAAGGGCTGCGACAACGGGTACACAGGTGTCGTGAGCAGGACCTCCGCGATCGAGGCGCCAAGAACGCGCTTCTCCAAAGGATTGAAAGGAACGACCGTCGAGATGACCGTTCTGGGGCTCTTCTTGGCCGCTGGCCTGGGGCCCGTGCTCATGCGCGTTTGGCGGCCGCAGCCGGTGGTTGACTCAGTGCCGTGGCCACTTCGGCCGTGGTGTTCAGGCCCATCTTCCTGAGTTGGGACTCAACGATCTGGAGGCCAACCGACTGCATCACTTGGCGCGCGAGCTCGACAGGCACAGCATTGCCGAGCTGGCGCATGGCTTCGCCCCACGCACCGTGGAGCCTGTACGTGTCCGGGAACGTCTGCAGCCTTGCCGATTCGCGGATGGAAAAGTAGCGGCAGCTGCCGTCGTCGTTGACCATCATGTTCTCGCCACCAGGCACGCCATGGCCGCCGGCCTTGAGCGTTTTCGCAGGGAGATCCAGGGGGCTGCCGGTGTGGCCAGGGTAGGCCTTTGCACCAGGCTGAGGGTAGTGATTGATGAAGTTGTGCTTCGTGCGCTTCTCAGGATTCGGAATGTCCGCCAGGGCTTCGCGCACCGTCTTCCATGGCTTCAGCGGCTCTTCGATCAGGCTCCGCTGACGCAGCAGCGTCTGGCTCATTGCGTTGCTGAGCGGGGAGGCTGGACGGTTTTTCGTCGCAATCCTGTTCCGCTCCCAATAGGTGCCGGTCACCCACTGGTCGTGAAGAAGCGACGTCAGGCTGTGCGTTGTCTTGGGCATGCTCCACGTCGTGTCAAGGTCGTGCCGGAACCCAACGATGAAGACGCGCTCTCGGCGCTGCGGCACGCCGTAGTTGGCAGCGTTGACCAGGTGCGTCTGAAGGCGGTAGGTCAGGGCCTTGCCGTGCTGCTTCCCTGACGAATGCTCCGCCTGGAGGCGCACGTAGTGGCCTTGCCAGTCCTCGTTCTTGCGCTTTGGGCTCTCTGGGAACTCCAGCTGCAGGCGGATGTACTCGAAGTAATTGTGGAATGCCGAGCGCGTCAGGCCCTTCACGTTCTCGAAAACGAACGCCTTCGGTTGGAGCTGGCGCACGATGTCAACGCTCGCGGGGAACATGTCGCGCGCGTCGTTGTACGCGCCGTGCTTGCCGCCCATGGAAAACGGCTGGCAGGGTGGGCCGCCAGCAACGAGTTCGATGTCCGTCGGCAGCGATTTCCAGTCGAAATCGCGCACATCGCCTTCGTGAATGGGCCAGCCAGCCACCAAGGGGTATCCATTCTTTTGGTTTTCGCGAAGCGTGTCGCACGCCCAGCGATCCCATTCCAGTACCGCAAGCGGCTTGAACCCGGCCAGGCTTGCGCCTAAAGCCAAGCCGCCAGCCCCCGCAAAAAGCTCAACAGCACGCATCCGTCGCCCTTAATTTTATTCTTTTGAGTGTATCGCCGAAGCGTCCACTAACTTTCGGAATCCCGAACATTTTGGCTTCCGTCACCTCTCCTCTTGGGGGTGTCTTTTTCCTTGGAGTTGGCCCGGCTCCCGCTCCCTCACCGCCCCACACACGACAGCCGAGCCAGCTCCCGGCCACTGGCGGCCTTCACCACGGTTTCCTTGCCATCCATTTCGACGTTGACTTCGCCCGTCACGTTGGTCCGCGCGGTGTTGGAGATCTGCGACGCGATGGATGACCGCGCGGCGTTGCATGCCTCGATTCCTGTCATTCCTGTCGAGCTGACCTGAGGTCCCCAACTCGTTCCCGCCAGGAACGTCACCACCACCAGCACTGCGTTCATCGCGTCTCCCTTGTTGTGCGGCGCGCCCCCTTGACACGCCAGATTCGCTTGTACCTTGGTTTGAGATGGCGACCAAACCGACCACCCCCAAAGCGAAAGCTGCCGCCCCTGCGACCCTCACAAAGAAGGTCGCAGGCGCTCGCGCGCCTGCGAAGACCGTGACGAAGGTGAAGACACCGGAGGCAGAAAAGACCCCGCCCAAGAAGGCGGCACGCAAGAGGCCAGTGATGGGAAGGCCAACGGTCTACGACCCGGAGATGGTGGCGGCGGTGAGCGTTTGGACCGAGCAGGGCTACACGCTGCAGATGATTGCCGAACAGCTTGGAGTGGTGAAAAGCACCGTCTCCAAGTGGATGAATGAACACGCCGACTTTTCGGACGCCATTACACGCGCGCGCAGGCCAGCAGACAGTCGCGTCATCGAATCTCTCCATCGACGGGCCAACGGCTACGAATACTTCGAGCAGCACCACGTGAAGATGAAAAACGCGGACGGAAGTGAGCGCCTCGAAATCTTTGAGCTTCGCCGTCACATGGCTCCCGACGTCAACGCCCAGCGCTACTGGGCTAACAACCGCTTCCGCGACCAGTGGAAGAACGTGCCGATCGAGACCGACCCGGACTCGGAAGCAGCCCCGATCACGTCGATCGTCTGGAGCGTTGTCGACGCTACGGTGCCGAAGGAATCCGACGCCGGAGAGGTTCCGAATGCGCAACCTTGACGGCAACGTAATCCGTACGACAGGCAGCGCCAGTGCGAATGCGCCGGTGATCGGTCGTCCGGCCTCGTTTAGCCTGACCCCACCGCAGGCGGAATTTGCGGGATCGTTGGAGATCTACCCCGCGATCGTGGCTGGCTTCGGGTCCGGAAAGACCGAGGCCCTTGTCGCGCGCGGAACTGCGTTGACGTTGCAGAACCCTGGCCGCTTCATCGGGGTCTATGCCCGCACGTACGGCGACATCGCCATCATCTTGATCCCTCGGTTCGAGATGACGCTGGCCCGCCTGGGCCTGAAGTACACGACCAACAAGTCCGAGAAAACGATTTCGGTCCACGGCTACGGAACCTTGCTGTTCCGCTCGATGGACAACCCGTCGTCGATCGTGGGTTTCGAAACCGTGCACGCGCTCATCGACGAGCTGGACACGCTGCCGAAAGAGCAGGCCCAGCACGCATGGCGAATGATCGCTGGCCGGAATCGCGCCAAGACCCGCAATGGAGCCCGCAATTCGATCGCGGTGGCCACGACGCCGGAGGGGTACCGCTTCGTCTACGAAAACTGGGGCGACAACCCAAAGCCTGGCTACCACCTGATCCGTGCGTCGTCGTATTCGAACGAAGCCAACCTGGAGGTTGGCTACATCGACGGCCTGCGGAAGCTCTACCCGCCGGCGCTGTTCGAGGCCTACATCCTGGGTCAGTTCAAGAACCTGGAGTCGGGGTCGGTGTACCCCGACTTCTGCCGGATCGAGAACAACACCAACGAGACGATCAGGTCCGGTGAGTCCTTGCAGATCGGCATGGACTTCAACATCAACCAGATGGCTGCCACCGTCATCGTGAAGCGGGAAGGCCGCCCATACGCGCTCGAAGAGTTTTCGAAGGTGCGGGACACGCCAGCGATGTGCCAAGCCATCCGCAAGCGGTTTGGTCACCGTCATCCGATCACGGTGTACCCCGACCCCGCAGGTCGTGCGAACTCGTCCAAAGACGCCTCGTTGTCGGATTTCTCGATCCTTCAAAAGGCCGGTTTCAACATCAAGGCGCACACGGCCCATCCGCTCGTCCGCGACCGTGTCCTGTCCGTCAATTCACTGATCTTGAACTCGCACGGTGAGCGTTCGCTCCTGGTCAACGTCAAGGCCTGTCCCGCAGTGACGGCGTGCCTCGAGCAGCAGGTCTACGACAAGACCGGCGCCCCCGACAAGAAGAGCGGCGTCGACCACGCAGGCGACTCCATTGGCTACCCGCTCCAGTTTATGTACCCCATCGTCGGCCGCGGCCGGCAGCTCATGAAGACCGAAGGAAATTGACATGCCCGTCGATACCAACCACCCCGAGTTCGACGCCATGTCGCCCAAGCTGCAGCTGATGCGTGATGCGCTTGGCGGCGATTTCGCCGTGAAGAAGGCCGGCATCAAGTACCTGCCCAAGACGCCGAACCAGACCGACACCGAGTACGAAGCCTACAAGATGCGTGGCAACTTCTTCGGTGCCACGCCGCGCGCTTTGGACGCGTACCTCTCGATGATCTATCGGAAGGCTTCCGTGATCGAAGTTCCGGCTTCGCTGAAACCCTATCTCGAAGACATTTCGATGGCGGGAGACACCGCTGACGAGTTTGCGCAGATGGGCTCAAGCGAGCTTCTGAGCGTTGGCCGAGCGGGCTACCTGATGGACTTCCCAACCAAGCCAGCAGACGAAAAGATCGTGACTGCTGCCGACGAAGACCGTTTGGGGATGCGTCCGTTCGCGTCGTTCTACGTTGGCGAGTCCATCCGCATGTGGAAATACGGCCGCAGGAAAAACATTGTGAAGCTCGTGATGCTGAGGCTCGACGAGTCCGGTCTCGAGCCTTCGCCTACGGATGAGTTCGCATTCGTGCAGGTGGAGCGGCACCGTGTCTTGAAGCTCGACGACGCAGGCAATTACTTCCAGGAGATCCACACCAAGGGCGCGGCCGGCTGGGCGGTGAGCCTCCCGGTGTACCCCAAGAAGGCCAACGGGCAGATGTTCACTGACATCCAGTTCGTCCCGTTCAACCCGAAGAAGCTTTCGGCCGAGATGATGGATCCGCCGATGCTGTCTCTGGCGATCGCCAACCTGTCGCACTACCGCGTGAAGACGCAGCTCAAGCACGGCGCGTACTACACCGCCTTGGCGACCAGCGTGCTGACCGGGTACACGAAGCCGCAAGACGAAAACGGCAACGACATCGATGAATCGTTCCCGTTGGGCTCGACGACGATGCTGGTCTTCCCGGACAAGGACACGAAGACGTACTACCACGAGTTCAAGGGCACGGGCCTGGCCTCGCTGGAGCGCGACCTGGACCGCGAGGAGCGTGAGATGGCCATCCTGGGGGCTCACCTCATGACGCCCGAGAAGAATGGCGTGGAGGCCCTGGGCACTGCCCAGATGCGCACTGCCGGCGAGACGTCGGTGCTGTCCAGCATCGCGACCGCCACCAGCCGGGCCATGACGGCGCTCCTGGGCATGTTCGCCGACTTCCATGGCGTCACCGAAAAGGTCACGTACACGGTGAACAAGGACTTCCTGCCGGCTGGCATGACGCCGCAGGTCTTCGCGCAGCTGCTCGCCGCTGTGCAGGCCGGCCGCATGAGCCAGCAGACGTTCTTCTGGAACCTCCAGCAGGGCGAGATCATCCCCGAAGGCGTGACCTTCGAGGACGAGCAGGCCCGTATCGAAGCGTCGGCGCCGATGCTGCCAGCACCAGCCCCTGAGCCTGACGCTGACCCGGCCGCCGAATGACGCCCGCGCAGTACCTCGCCGATCAGGTCGTCCTTGGAGCGATTGATCAGCAGCGCCTGGCCGCTGGGTACACAGCGGAAGCGTCGCACATCCTGCTGAACCTGCAGGACGATCTCACGCGCCTGATGGGCTCCAGCGCCAAGGGCAGCCTGGCCAGCCGCCTGAAGGACGCCAACGCCAGCATCACCCGCACGTTCACCGCGCTCGGAAAAGTCGTCGACGTAGGTGGTGTCGGTGACGTGTATGCCTTCAAAGCCGGGAAGGACCTCGGACACGTGTTTTCCGAATTCGAAACCTACACGCCGAAGGCTGCCGCTGCCGCAAAGGCTGCCCTGGTGCAGGGCCACAAGCCCGACGCCTGGTGGTCGCGCCAGGCCGAGAACGTCTCCTTCCAATTCAAAGCGCTGGCGCAGGGCAAGCCCGAGGACGCCATGCAGCAGCTGGAGTCGATGCTCCAAACGACAGCGAACCAGGCGAAATCGTTGATCTATTCGACAACGAACACAGCCGCGGCCGAAGGGCGCATGAAAGCCTACGTCGAGAACCCCGAGCTCGTGAAGGGGCTGCGCCAGGTCTCGATCCTGGACGGCCGCACGACGCCGAAGTGCACCGATTACGCAGGTTGCACCTGGACGTTGGCCCTGAAGCCCACCGGCAAGCGCCAGCGCCCGTACGCCAACGGCTGCCCGCGCCACTTTGGGTGCAGATCCGTCATCGTGCCCACTCCCATCCTCGACGCTGTGTCGAACCCGGCGCTGAAGAAGTACGGCCGCGCGATCGACATCGCCGACGACACCACGTTCTCGAAGTGGATCGCCACCCAGGAGACCGAGGTGCAAGACGAGATCCTCGGCAAGGGAAAGCTGGCCCTCTACGAGCGCGGAACCCTCACGTTGTCGCAACTCCTCGACTCGAAGCGCAACCCGATCACGTTGGTCCGCCTGCGTGAAAAGTACCAAAAAGCAAATCGGTAACGGAAGGCCCCGGGAGGGGGCTTGACGCGCCGTATTCGCCGGTAACTTGAATGGGTCAGGTGCTTCACCGCACCAAACCATTTAGCCCTGTGGGCACCAACCAGTCCTGAGGACACACATGCCAGTTGATCGTAACGACCCCGAAGTTATCGCCCTCATCGAAGAGGTCACCGGCGCCATCAAGGCGAACGAAACCAAGCTCATCGGTGAACTGCGCGTTGCACGCGCAAAGGCGAAGGGTGCCGACATCGACCCAGTCGAGCACGCTCGCCTGCAGGAAGAAGTCGACACGCTGACGAAGTCGCTGGAAACGGCGTCGAAGACCAGCGCAACCGAACTGGGGAAGTTGCAGAAGACGCTTGCTGAGAAAGAAGGCGCGCTGAGCACGCATCTGATCGGCGGGACCATTTCGGAAATGCTGGCCAAGGGGAACTTCATTCCCGAAGCCGTTGACCCGATCACGTCGATGTTCAGTGGCAAAGCCGCAGTGGTCAAGACCGACAAGGGCTACGAAGTCATGTTGGGCGACAAGACCCTGCGAGACGCACTCGGTGAGTACGCCGCCAGCGACGCAAGCAAGCCTTTCCGGCGTGCCTCTGCTGCCGAAGGCGGTGGTGCTCCCGGGAGCGGAAACAAAACGACGTTGGCGAAGAAGTTCGCTGACATGACCTCGGAAGAGCTGACCTCGCTCTACCGAGCAGACCCAATCGCTTACGAAGCAGCCAAGAAGGCTGGCTGAGTAGCAAAGCGCCCCTCAGGCCCAGGAGAAAAAAATGCCCGCAGTTCGTCTTTCCGACATCGTCATCCCCGCCGTCTACAACGACTACCAAGTCAAGGACACGACCGAAACCACCGCCCTCATGCAGTCCGGTGTGATCGTGCGTAGCCCCATGTTCGACGAGATCGCCGATGGTCCGAGCAACATCGTCCACATGCCGACCTGGAAGGACCTGTCGAACGGCGAAGCTGACATCATCAGCGACGATCCCGACCAGCGTGCGGTGCCGGGAAAGATCGGTACCGGCATGCAAGTGGCTGTGAAGCTGCTTCAGCACAAATCATGGCAAGCCACGGCTCTGGCCAGCCAAATGGCCGGCTCGAACGCCATGGGCCGCATCAAGGGCGTCGCTGAATCCTGGTGGGCTCGCCTGCAGGAGAAGCTGACGATCGCAATGTCGCTCGGCGTGATGGCCAGCAACATCGCGAAGAACGGTGGCGACATGGTGATCGACGTGTCGGCCGACTTGGTGTCTGCCCCGACCGCCGCGAACAAGTTCTCGCGCAAGTCCTTCGGCGACGCCGTGTTCACCCTGGGTGACCAGTTCGGCAAGATCGAAGGCATCGCAATGAACTACAAGGTCTACCAGACCGCGTGGGACAACGACGAGATCGAAGAAGTCCGCGACAGCGCAGGCACCCTGGTGATGCGCACGTACAACGGCATTCGCGTGACCGTTGACGACAACCTTCCCGTCATCGCAGGTGTGAATCACCCGAAGTTCGTCACCGTGCTTTTCGGCAGCGGTGCATTCGGCTACGGCGTCGGTTCCCCGGCTCGCCCGGTGGAAGTGACCTGGGACGCTGCAGCCGCAAACGGTGGTGGTACCGAAGTTCTGCACACCCGCAAGAACTGGCTCCTGCACCCCTTCGGCTACGCGTTCGACCCAGCGGCCATCACCGCCGGCCTCATCTCGCCGACGATGAATGACCTGAAGAAGCCAGCCGCCTGGACGCGCGTCTTCGACGAGCGCAAGCAGGTCCCGATGGCCTTCCTGGTCACCAACGCCTGATCTCACTGGGCCCCCTCGGGGCCCTTTGAGCCATCTCCGTTCACGAGGAATCACGATGACGAAAACCACGACACCGAAGGCTGAAAAGCCAGCACTGCGCCACGCCGTGCACCCCAATGCCAAGCCGACTGCGGCGGAGATCGCTGACGTTGCTCAGGCCGAAGCCGACAAGCTTGCCGCTGCTGCAGAGGCCGAAGCAGAGGCCGAAGCCGAGCAGGAAGTCAACGCATTCGGTCTTGCCGTTGGCGCAACCATGACGTTCGAGCAGACCCAAGCGTATTACCGCGCGCGCCGGCAGGAAGCTGCTGCCACAGACGAGGACGTCGAACGCGTGCGCTCCGCCAAGAAGCGCAGCTGATTTCGATGACGGTAGGGCCTCGGCGACGGGGCCTCTCCGTGATCGTAATTTCCCCCGAAAGCCAACATGTTCCTCCGCGTCATCCACCTCGAATCCCGCTTGGCCGCACTGATCAAGGGCGTGGTCGGATTGACTGATGCCATCGGTAAGGACAGCCGCCGCATGAGGACGGAGATTGCCGAGCTCAAGGCTGAAGTCGAAAAGCTCAAAAGTGATCGCACCGTCACGGTGACAGTCTTCAATGAGTGCCCGGAGCGTGCAGAAAAGACGCGTGGTGGAGAGATCACCGAAATGTTCCTCTCGCCCGTTGCGAAGGACATTCGCTTTGGCAAGGTTGCCGGCTCTGTGCAATCTGAATACGGCCTGAATCGCGCTACCGGTGCCGTGGGCCCTCGCACGCGTTTGGATTGACATGCTGATCCACGAAGACGGAACCGGTCTCGCTGACGCAGAAAGCTACGTCAGCGTTGAGGACGCGAACGTGTACCACGGTGCCCGTTCAAATTCTCTTTGGGATCTGGCCGAGCAGGACCTGAAAGAGTCTTCTTTGCGCAAGGCAACCGACTTCATCGACGCCGTCTACGGTGGTCGCTGGATCGGGACTCCTCTCCTCGAAACTCAAGGACTTTCCTTCCCTCGTCACGGTACCTCTTGGAATGGTGTGCCCGTTCCCCTGAAGCGTGCTTTGTTCGAGCTGGCGCTGCGTGTCGTCAGCGGCACCGAGCTGTTCGCCGACGCTGCAGAAAAGACCAAGTCCGAAAAGATCGGCCCCATCGAGGTCGAGTACGACCTGTCCGAGCTCTCCGGCGATCGATTCGGCTGGCTCAACGACTTCCTGCGCCCACTGCTCAAGGTCGCCCGCAAGGGTGGCAGCTCGCCCTGGGTGAAGACCTACCCCACCTGAGCCATGAACCCGCTGTACCTCCGCGCACGGGCCACCGTCGACCGCGCAATGCGCAAGTACGGCCAACCCATCGAAATCGTAGTCAGCACCGGCGCCGGTGAGGTGCGTTCGAAGACGCGTGGGGCTCCGTTTGCGTACAACGTTTCCGACGTCGACGGAACCACGATCCGTCAAGGCGACCTGCAGGTGATGCTGTCGCCCGTCGGTGTTGTCGATCCCATCAACAACGGCATCCTGTACATGGGCGGCGTGGCGCATAACATCAAAAGCGTCGAGCCCTTCGCGCCCGGCGGGCTCATCACGCACTACATGGTGCAGGTGAGGAAGTAATGGCCCAGGTCGGCTTCTCCGAGTTCACGAAAAAGGCTTCCGCCAGGCTCGACGAGCTGGTGCGCAAGACCAACTTCGTCATGGCCACCAAGATTGTTGAGCGCACCCCCATTGACACGGGAAAAGCTCGTGGAAACTGGTTCTCAAGCATCAATGCGCCGAGCACGGCGGTTGCAGAGGTCGGGCAGCACAGCTCAGAGATCGACGCAGCCAAGGCCCTGTTCACGCCCAGGGGTGCCACGTTCTATTTCGTGAACAACCTGCCCTACATCGGCCGCCTTGAAGACGGTCATTCAAACCAGGCGCCTTACGGAATGGTCACAACGACGGTGCTCGAGTTCCAGAGCATCGTCAAAGCGCAGATCCGGGATTTGAAATGAGCACTGTGGTGATTCGGAAGACGCTGGAGAGCGCGCTGGCAGCGATGCCTGGCGTGCTCCGCACCGCGCTTCCGAACGCCCAGTTCGACCCAGTGGTTGGCCAGCCGCACCAGGAAGTTCACATCCTGCCGGCCGAAACGCTGAACGAGACGATCGGCGGCACCTTCAAGCGCGAGATGGGCATCTTCCGGGTCACGCTGTGCTACCCGCTCAAGAAGGGCACCGCTGACGCAGATGCGATGGCGGACAAGCTTCTCGCCCATTTCAAACGCGCGACGACATACATGGCCGGCCCAATTCGCGTCTTCGTATTCAAGCACCCCTTCGTCGGCATCGGACGTCCAGACGACGACCGTTGGCGGTTGCCGGTTTCGATTCCGTACCTCGCCGACGTTCCCTGACCCGACCACGTAACCCATTTTCGAATACGAAAAGACTCCAGGAGATCCACATGCAGCCCGCAAATACCATCGACACCATCGTCACCTTCGCTCGCGAAGAAATCCCCGGCCAACTCGCTGATGCCGCAACCGGAAAGCGCATGCGTCGGGTCACGATTGACTTGAACCTCGAGCGCGACCAGATCAAGTCCAAGGAAAAGCGGCCAAGCGCCCAGCGATACGACTCGCGCGGTGGTTTCCGCAAGGTCACCGGCAACCTGAAAGTCGAAGTCGCTCCAGGTGACCAGATCGACATCTTCGAGTCTTCGCTGCGCTCGACCATGGTTGCAGGTAAGGACTCCGGAAACGTCGTCCTCACGGCTGCAGCGGACGGAGTCTCGCGTGCTGACGGATCTTTCGCGGCCCTGTTTGAGCCTGGTGCTGTTGTGCGTTTCACTGGCTTCACCGGCAATGCCGTTGCGAACAACGGGAAAAACTTCTTGGTGACGGAACGCACGGCGCTGAAGCTCTTCGGCTCGTTCGTCAACGGTGATGTCACCGTCCCCGGAAATGCTGCCGTCGGCACCGTCAAGGAGCACGGAGGCGTGTGCGAGATGCTGACCGAAGGTCACATCGACACGTCCTACACGGTTCAAATCCTCTACCCGAGCACCGGTATCCGGAAGCTCGCGACGGGTGTCTGCGTCGGTGATTTGAGCATCTCCCTGAGCCCCGAGGGTCTGCTCGAGATGGACGTCAAGCTCCTTGGCATCGACATGAAAACCGAGATCGCTGAGTCGTATTTCACCGATGACGAGCCGATTGGCACTGGCCTTGCTCTGGCACCGGTATCGGGAGCGCTGTACATCGGTGGCCTGCGGAACACCGACATGACGTCGATGCAGCTTGCCGTTACCAACAGCCTTTCGAGCTTTCCCGTGGTCGGTTTGAACCATGCCAAGCACGTCTTTCGCGGCGTGCGCGAAGTGACTGGCTCCTTCACGGAAATCCCGACGGACATCCGTGCGGTCAAGTTCTTCGAAGACGAAGTCGACACGACCGCCTACGGTGTTTTCACCACGTCGCCGGACAAGGCCGCCGACTACGTGGCGCTGGCGATGGGTCGCGCGAAGTTCCTCACCTCGTCCGATGACGACGGTGACACCACGCCGATGCGCGAGGTCAACTTCGAAGGCCTCGAAGGCAACAACCCGCTGCTGAGCAAGTCGGCGCTGACCATCCGCGACAGCCGCTGGACCGTCTGACCTCTTGGGGGCTGGCAGCGCCAGCCCCTCCAGCAATCAAAACTAAGGATTCCCAATGAAACTGTCCGCACTCGACACCCGCACCAAGGCCACCACCGGCGCCGAAATGGAGCTGTTCCATCCCGTCAGCGGTGAAGGCACCGGCATGTTCCTGAATTTGCTCGGCCACGACAGCGATGCCGTGCAGATCGCCGGCACCGAGCTGAAACGCAAGCGGCTGAAGCTCGCGGTCGAAAAGGGCGCCAACGGCATTCCGCACGACGAAGACCGCGCCCTGTTGGCCGAGGCGATGGCCATCGCCATCACCGACTGGCGCAACATCGTCGGTGACGACGGGGTCGAGATCCCGTATTCGGCTCCGCAGGCGGCGCTCATGCTTCGTGAGTACCCAGTGGTCGCCGAGCAGGTCGAAGCCTTCGTCTACAACCGCGCAAATTTCTTGAAGTCCTAACTGAGGAGCTGCTCGCCTTCGTTCTGAACGAAGCCGAGCTACTTCAGCCCCAGAAAGAAGGGCGGCCCCTCCGCGTGCATCTGGAGACACTGGAGAAGTCGCAGAACAGGACGTTTGAACGGCTCCACCGCGAGTGCCCAAAGCATTTCCGCTACCTGTGGGAGATCTATGGCCAGTTGATGATCACGCAGGCGGGGCTCAACCCCATTTCGTATTCGGAAATCAAAGCGTGGTCGGACCTCACCGGCATCGTTCTCAAACCGTTCGAGCTGTCGATCCTTCGACGGATTGAGCGCACCTTCATGGGCCCGACGCTCCGCCAGCTGGAGAGCAAAGCCACCGCCGCCGACAAAGCCCGCGCTCGGAAAGAGCTCGAAGGCGCGAAGCCCCGCAGGGGTTGACATGCCGTTTTCGGGCCCATCCTGTAGAGAACGAGATCGGAAATCATGGACAACATCGCAGGCGTCGGCATTGCCGTAGACAGCAGTTCAGTGCTGAGGGCGGAGAAAGCCCTTGGTAGCTTTGCTGCGGCTGGGGACAGGGCTGTCCGCACGTCCAAGACCTCGCAAACGAGCATCCAGGGCGCCTTCAGCGCGACGTTCGCTGCCGTCAACCGTGGTGGGGCCGCGTTCCGCAGCCACACCGATGCAATCGCCGCATCCGTCCGCCAGTCTCGGCTTTACGAGCTTGCGGCCAGCGGCGCAAATGCGGCGCAGCTGCGCCTGGCTGCCGGCATCCTGAAAGCCAACGAGGCCTACCGCAAGCAGTCGCAGCTCCAGCCGACGGGTCAGCAGCGTGGCCCTGACGGCCGTTTCATCGGCGGCGGAGGTGGCGGCGGCGGAAGCTCCGGTGGTGGCATCGGGCTCGGCACGATCGTCAAGGGCGGCGCGATCGCCATGGCGGCTCGCGAGGTCATGGGTGGTGCCGCTGAGTACCTGCAGACCGCCGACGCAATGGCGTCGATGACGGCGCGCATGTCCATGGTGATCCCGAACGCCATCGCCCTGAAGGATGCTCAGGACGCTCTGTTTGCGTCAGCGCAGAAGACCGGAAGCGGATACCTCGAAGTCGCCGGCATGTTCGCGACGATGATGGGCGCCACCAAGGAACTCGGCGCCGGACAGACCGATGTCGTGAGATTTTCGGAAACGGTGAGCAAGGCCATCAAGCTCACTGGCGCCAATGCGCAGCAGACCAAGTCTGCCATCGAGCAGCTCGGCCAGGCCATGGGCTCTGGTTCCCTGTCCGGTGACGAGCTGAAATCGATCAAGGAAAACGCACCGGGCCTTGCTGCGGCAATCGCCAGCGGTCTGGGTGTGAGCATCGGCAAGCTGAAAGAGATGGGCGCTGAGGGTCAACTGACATCCGAAAAGGTGTTCGGCGCGCTGATGAAGGCCGCCAACGAGGTCGACGCCAAGTTCGACAAGCTGCCCTCGACGTTCGCCCAGGGCACCGAGCGCATCGCCAACTCGGCCAAAGCCTGGATCGATGAGATCGAAAAGATCACTGGTGCCGCCTCTGGCCTGGGTGGCATGCTCACCAACGCCTCGAAGGCGATGGACAGCATCCGCAAGAACGGCCTTGGATCGGTTCTGGGCGGTGACAACGGCGACAACCTGCCGGCCAACCTGGTCCAGGGCGCAACCACGAACGATCTGGGCTACCTGTTCACCCCGAAAGACCGGGCGCGTGTCGCCGCTTACGGATCGCGCAAGGGCGGCCCGAGCGGCATCGTCACTGATCCAGGCAAGCAGCGCGAAAACCTCGTCGCCTTCAACAAGAAGTACGAGACGCCGGCGGAAGCGCGCAATCGCATCACGTTGGAAACCCAGCACCAGGTCGGCTTCGAGAACTTCACGCCAGCGATGGCAAAGCGCATCAACGATGCGCACAAAGATCCGAAGGCAGAAAAGACCCCGAAGACGAAAGGCCTTGACGCGTTCGAACACATGCTCGACGCCGCCAAGCGGGACAACGACGCGTTCGGAATGCCCGAAGTCGAAAAGAAGATCATCGACCTGCAGAACAAGTTCGAGGACTTGAAGGGCAAGGGCGACCCGAACAAGCTGGCCGGCGGCATCCAGCTGCTGCGCGGCACTCAGGCAAAGCACGACGACAAGGTCCGCTCGAACTACAACTTCGAAAAGGGCCTCGAATCCGAAGAACGCGCCCTGCAGCGCGCGAGCGAAGCGTACGGAGACAACGTCGAGCACCAGCGCGCCATGCTGGATGCCAAGCTCATCAAGCAGTCCGAGTTCGACGCCTTCATGAAGACGTCAGTTGCTGGACAGATCGAAACTATCCAGCGCCACACGTCGGTCGAGGTCGCCTCGATCGCCATCCGCCTGGCTGCGGCGCGCACGATCGAAGAGAAGATCGCGCTCGAGGAGAAGATGAGCCAGGTCGTGCAGAAGCAGACCGACGCCGTTGATGCCCTCACGCGCTCGGAGGCGAACCGTGCCCGGGCCGAAGCCGTCAAGATTGCCACCGATCGCAAGGCGGTAATGGACGAGGAGCTCTCGCCGCAGGCCCGCTTCGACAAGCGGAAGGAAGAGCTCGAGAAATTGAAGCTGCCTGAGGACGTGATGGCCAAGCAGCTGCGCCGCGCGTGGGCTGAGGTTGGGGATGAGATCAACAAAGCCGGCAAGTCGATCTCGGCAATGGATGACCTTGGCCGCATCGCTGCGGCTGGCATCAGCAAGAACCTGGGCTCGGGCGTGCGCGCCATGGTGTCTGGCGAGTACAAGGAAATGGGCAAGGCCTGGAGCACGATGATCGAGGACATGCTGTCCGAGGCCATCACCGCACAGCTGATGAAGGCCCTGATGGGCGATCGGCCAGGCTCGGTGGGTGGTGGTGGCCTCTTGGACACCTTCATGGGCTACCTGGGCGGGAGCAGCGGCAAGTCCGGCCCGTCGACGAGCTCGACGGCCAGCGGTGGCTCCGGAGGCGGCAGCTTCTTCTCGAGCGTCATCAGCGGCGTCGGTGGCTGGCTGTCGGGCCTCATGGGCAAGGCTGACGGCGGACGTCCCGCGCAGCGGGAAGCGACCATCGTGGGTGAGAACGGCCCAGAGCTGTTCGTGCCTGACTCGGCCGGCCGCATCACGTCCAACCGCGAGCTGAACAGCGGTGGCGGGGGCTCGTCGTACGCTGGTGCTGGTGGTGGCGGACCGCACATCGAGGTGCGGATCATCAACAACGGCGAGAAGATGGAAGCGCAGAGCCAGACACTCACGCAGACCGACACTGGCTGGCTGGCCGAGGTCATCGTCAGCACGATGGTCAACGACGCCGCCTCGGGTGGCCGGCATGCCCGGCAATTTGAGGGCACGTACAAGCTGAATCGGGCAGCAGGGCTTCCAGTATGAGCGACCCGATCTTCCCGCTCGTCCTGCCGCCCCAGAACCAGGCCAACTACACCATCGCGCCCGACGCTCGCTCGACCGAGATGAAGCTGGACAACGGGGGCCGGCTCATCTGGGCCGTGCGCAACGAAACGTGGTTCACGCACACGATGAAGTGGACCTTCACGCAAACGGAATACGACATTTTCGAAGCCTTCTGCGAAGACGTGCTCGACGCGTATTCGTTGCCGTTCATCTGCCCCTGGAGCGATCGCCAGGGCGGCCTGGTCGCGCAGCGCGTGATGTTTGCCGAGGAGCCGGAAACAACACTCAAAGACAACCTGAGCTATGAGGTGAGCGCCTCGCTGATGACCGCTGGCGCCCCAATGGGCGAGTTCGGCTACTTCGTCAACGTTGACGGGACCAGCGGTGGCGTTGATGAGGTCGACACCGGCGGCGGTGCCCAGGATCCGAATCGTGAAATCCACCTGAGCAATCGCACTCTGCGGCTTCCCAACCTGAATGGCCCGCTGTATTTCAGCATCCGCCTGGACGGCAAGCTTCAGACCTACGACGTGACGTATGGAGCGAACTTCATCGTTGTCGGTGAGTGGAAGGCGGCTTCGAACAACACCCCGTCGGCGCAGTATTCGTATGCGATTTCTCTCGAGATCGTGGATTGGCGCGACTACGCAGGGCAGAAAACGCAGATTCCGCCGACGGTCTACGGTGGCGGTGACCAGAACATCCTTCAGATGTCGGCCTCGGTGAACTCGATCACCAGCACCAGAACGATGGCGATCCAGGCCAACAACGCGTTTCCGTACTTGAAATACCGAGCCACCGTGAAGATCACCGACACGGTCTCTGGTCATCAGGAGACAGGGATCTACACGCTCATCGCTGGAGTGGAGCCAACGCCATGAGAGCTGAACATTACCCGGCACACCTTCCGTACATCGCCTCCTGGTCATCCAAGCCGGCGCCGCGGTCCAAGGTGTCGAAAGAGAGGGGGATGGCCCGTGCCGTGTCCCGCAAGCGCATGCGCATCGACAGTGTGACTTGGGACATCAGCGACGCAGACGCGCCTGCCTTCAATCACTGGTACGACGTCGACCTGCTCGAAGGGCAATGCAAGTTCGCCATCGTGCTGCCTGGCGCTGGTGGTTGGATCGCCCGCATCGCGCGGTTCGTGCCTGGAACTGTTTCGTTCGACTTGATCGAGGGCAATGGCTTCATCTGCAATGCGCAGCTGTTTGTCACCGCGCCAGCGAGGGACTGAGGGGGCTTGACACGCCAGGTTCGATGAGAACCTGTCTTCATGCCCATTCAGTACGACGAGCCGCTTTACGGCATCTCAATTTCCGTTGCCGAAAAGGAAGCGATCGCGCATTCCCCGGCGGCGAAGCCGCGCATCACGACCATCACCTTCGAACACCCCACCTTTCGGGATGACGAGGGGAAGCCAACAGGCTTGTACCTGGTGGCCCAGCGCAAGCCGTTCATCGGCACACTCGAGGCCGACGCTCCCCATAAGGGCGGCCAGCAGGTCGAATTTCAGCCAGCGCCCATCGAGTATTTCGGCCCGAGAGAGTCGGACGAAGGACGGTCGCCAGACATCAAGCTGAAGGTCAGCAACCTTTCGAAAGAGGTGATCGCGCACATCCGTCACGCAACGATGGGCGACTCCGTGGTCGAGATGATCGTTCGGACCTACTACGAGTCCGACACTTCGAAGCCGCATGAAATGCCGCCTCCGAAGATGGATGTCGGACCCGTTTCTTTCGATCGCGACACAATCACGATCACGGCAAGCTTCGGCTTCCTGGTGAATGCGCCGTTCCCGCTTGGCACCTACTCGCCAAGTCGGTTCCCTGGCCTGATGCCCGGAGGCTGACATGCACTGGGCAATGAGCTACATCGGCAAGCGATGGGAAAAGGGTGCCACCGGCCCCGAGACCTTCGATTGCCGCGGCATGACCTACGACGTCCAGCTGCGCGTCTACGGCCGTGTGGTGCCCTGGTTCGAGATCCCTGTCGCCGACACGCCCGAATTCCGTCGGGCGCTCAACGACCTCTGCCGAAGGTCTAACTGGCATCGCCAGCCCGACGGTTGCCAAGAAGCCGATGGCGACATCGTCGTGATCGGCACACCCGATGGACCCCACGTCGGAGTCGCGATCGAGGCGGACGGCGACGTTGGCTTGCTGCACTGCGTCGGCACGGTGGAGGCCCCTGAAGACGTCAGGTTCACCCCAATGGACGACATCCGCTTCACGTACGGCCCGTACGAGGTCTGGCGTCACGTTGAAGGCGTTGCATGAAACCCTCTCTTCTCCAATCCCTCGTCACCAGTCTTCCTGGGAATGTTCCCCGCGTTCGGCGGCTCATCAACATCGCCTTGCCTCAGCCGAAGGTCGTCTGGGTCGCCCCAGAAACGCTTCCGGAGACATTCCTGAAGACGGAGGTTTCTTCCGCGATCGGGCAAGCGCTGGCGATCAGAAAGCAGGCCATCGTCGCGGTGCTCGACAACCCGATGAAGGTTTGCGTCGACGAAGACGACTTCCGCCCGGTTCCGAAAGGCGCAACGATCGCGAGTTTGGTGCCCGACACCACGCACCCGGTGATCTGTACCGTCGACGGAAAGTGCATTTCGCGGTCGCAGTGGCACGTGCGCGTGCCGGCTGGCGCCATCGTGATTTTCCAAGTGCTGCCTCTGGGCGGCAAGGGCGGATCCAACCCGCTGCGCGCGTTGCTGCAGATTGCATTGATGGTTGGCGTGGCCTTCTTGGTGGGTCCTGCTGTCTTGGGTCTTACTGGCATCACCGCCTCGTTGGCCAGCGCCGGCCTGATGGCTTTGGGATCGTTGCTCATCAACGCCCTTGTGCCGCTGCCGAAGACGACCAACGCTGAGTCCAGCTCGGTGAGCTCGAACTACTCCATTGCGCTGCAGGGCAACTCCGCGCGCCTGGACGGCGCGATCCCAGTGCCCTACGGGCTGAATCGGATGTTCGGCGACTTCGCAGTGCAGCCGTACTCGGAGTTCGTGAATAACGAGCAGTTCTATTACGCGGTGATGTGCCTTGGGTACGGCCGGCAAGAGATCAAGCGCCAGTTGATGGCCGACACGGCGTTGGCCAACTTCAAAGACGTCACCACCCTGGTCGTTGGCCCGGGGAATGGCAGCCTGGGCAGCCAGGCCCTCATCGACACGTCGATGATCACCTCCGAAGAGGTGAGCGGCCAAGAGCTCAACGACGTGTCGAACTGGGTTGGGCCCATCACGATTTCACGTGCCGGGTCAAAGACGACAGATGCCTACGCAGACATCATTGCTTCCAAGGGCGTTGGCCACGCCGAGGACAACGGCGACTTGAGCACGCGGACGTTGACGTTTGAATTTCAGGTACGCGAACTCAGCGACATGGACGATCCGGTCGGCGACTTCATCACGTTGCGCCACCCGGTCACCAATCAGCACTACTCGATCACCGGCAAGACCCAGCAACCCCAGCAGGTCAGCTGCCACTACGTGCTGCCCGAAGCCAAGCGCTACGAGGCTCGCATGCGGCGCGTCGGCGCGTATTCGGAAGAAGCGCGCGACCTGAACGACATCGTGTGGGCCGGCCTGCGCGCCAGGCTGACGACGCCCGGCATCATCGAAAAGCTCGACCCTGAGCTGACCTACTTTTTGATGAAGATCCGCGCATCGAAGCAGCTCAACGGGCAAACCCAGCGCAAGGTGTCGGTCGTGTCGGAACGGAAGATCCCCTACTGGGATGGAACGAACTGGCTCTGGGTCCACGACGGCGACCATCACCGAAACCCGGCATGGATCTGTGCTGACATTCTGCGCAACCCGATCTACGGCAAAGGGCTCAAAGATTCGGAGATGGACCTCCCGTCGATCGCCAAGCTTGCCGCAGTGTGCAAGGCGCGCCAGGACCGGTGCGACATCATTTTTGACACGCGAACGACGGTCTGGGAGGCCTTGACGCTGGTGGCCCGCTGCGCGCGCGCCACCCCGGTGCTGCGCAACGGCCGGGTCAGTTTCGTGCGCGATGCTCCGCTGACGATGCCGGTGGCCAACTTTTTGATGGGCACGAACATCGAAGAAGGTTCGTTCTCGCAAGACCTGATCACGCCAACCCGTGATGGCCCTGACGCGATCCGCCTGATCTACCGCGACTCACGCTTCTGGGCCGACCGCACCGTGATCGGGCAGTATTTCAACGGCGCCGTGTATGCGTACCCCGAGTTCGTGAGGCCCGCCGGCGTGCCTCCACCAGCGAAAACGGTGGACCTGCGATTCCAGGGCATTTCTGGCATGAGCCATGCCCTGCGCGAAGTCGCGTACGTTGTGGCAACCAGCCGCTGGCGCAGAGAGCTGATGTCGTTTCAGACGGGCTTGGCAGGAACGCTTCCGAGCTACGGAACCTTGATTTCTGTCCGGCATGACGTGTTGGGTGTGGGACAGGATGCCACCGTGATGATGTGGGATGCCGCCACGCTCACGTTGCGTGCGGACCAGGAACTGGTCTGGAAGTCAGGTGTCTCGCACTACGTCAGGCTCGTCAACCGCCGAGGCGCACTGGGTCCATCGATCGCGGTGACGAAGGGGGTGACGGCGGATCTGATGATCCTTGCAGCGAGCCCGACCGCCGGAAAGTCGACAGATGAAAGGCCAATCTGGGAGCCTGTGGAGTACGACGATAAGTTGCTCGACCCCACCGGCCTGGTGTTTGGGCCGCTCAACGAAGAGACTGCGCTGGTCCGCGTGAAGTCGATCGAGCCGGCGCCCAACGATCGCACCAAGATCACCGCGCTCGTCGAGGACCCGATCGTTCACCTGGTCGACAACGCGTACCTGCCGATCAACAACGCGCCGCAGGACCTCCGCGACTACGGAAACATCACCAACGCGGTGATGCCTGCCATGAACGCCTACATGTGACCTGGCTGGGGGCTTGACACGCCGGTTTCGGTGAGAACCTGTTCTTAAAGCAGATCCCTCACCGAGCCCACCCATGTCCGAACCCTCAAACCTCAATCAGCGATTCGACCGACTCGAATCGAAGGTTGACGACCTCACCACAGTCCTTCGGGACCTCGTCCGCGTCGAAGAGCGCCAACAGGCGCAAGCCGTCCAGCACGCGCAGCTCGACGCACGCGTGACCGACCTCGCGAAGGCGAATTCGGACACGAAGGCGCAGCTCAGCGCCGTCAGCGGGAAGGTTGACCAGTGGGTCAACCGCGGCGTCGGCCTGTGGGGCGGCACGGTGGCCCTGTGGGCAATCCTGACGAACGCCACCGTGCGCAAGATCTTTTTCGATTGAAGGAGCCAGAAATGGAAGACAAGAAGAACCCTCTCTACCGCTGGCGCTACTGGGCCATGCTGGCCATCCCGTTGATCGCCATCATCGTCACCGCGTTCCTGAGCCCCGATGGCTGGCGCGACCCGGTCGTGAAGATGGCTGGCATCGCCTGGTCGGCCATCGCGCTGGCGCTGGCTCACAGCGGCCGCAAGGCGTTGTTCGACTACGCACACGGCCGCGACGCTTGGCTGGAGTCGCTCAAGCACCCCATCGGCGCCGGTCTCTCGTTCCTCGGTCTGTGCCTGGTCACGTGCGTGCTATTCCTCGGCCTGGTGAGCTTCGCCCGAGCCCAGCCCGTGCCTGAGCGTGCGATCGCCATGGCGCCGCTGCTGGTGCAGGAGATCGACGGCTACTGGCCCTCGATGCCATACCGGTCGTACCTGGGCTCGCTGATTGAGAAGGAAACCTGCATCACGCTGAAGCACAAGGGGTGCTGGTCGACGACGGCCCGCCTGAAGACCTCCCGAGAGGAGGGCGCCGGCCTCGGCCAGATCACTCGCGCCTACGACGCGAACGGCGTGCTCCGGTTCGACGCGCTGGCCGAGACCAAGGCGATGGCCCCTGAGGCCCTCCACGAGCTCACGTGGGCCAACGTGTACACCCGCGCGGATCTCGGCGCACGCGCCATCCTGGTCAAGTTGAAGGACTGCGACAGCCGCTTCACTGCCCTGAAGGTGAGCGACAGCTTCGAACGGATGAGCTTCTGCGATGCCGCCTACAACGGCGGCCTGGGCGGCGTCCAGAACGACCGCAAGCTGTGCAACCTCACCAGGGGCTGCGACGCGTCCAAGTGGTTTGGCCATGTCGCCAACACGAGCAACAAGTCCCGCGCGAAGTGGCAAGGCTACGGCCTGAGCGCCTTCGACATCAACCGAACGCACGTCCTTGCGACGGTGCCGCTGGAGCCGCGGCGCAAGCGCTACGTGCCCTACCTTGGAGCATGACATGACCAAATTCTTGGGGCTGATCCCCGACATCGTCTGGGCCATCGCTGTCGCTGCCCTGGTCGCTCTCGGAATTACGCAATCGATGCGCCTTTCCAGCGCACGGGTCGACTACTCGACCGCGCAAACCACGATCGCGAATCAAAAAACGGCGGCGGCCAAGCAGTCCGAACGCGTTGCCACGTTGACGAGAGAGGCCTCTGAGGCCAACCGAAAAATCGAGGCCTTGCTGGCTTCAAAAGCCAAGGAGATCGCTGATGTTTACGTCCAAGAAAAAGCCCGCACTGAAGCTGCTGTCGCTGTCGCTCGTGCTGATGTGCGTGGGTTGCGCCAGCAGCTTGCCGACTACGCCGCCGGCACAGGCGGAACCGGTGGCAGCGCCGCGAATGCCAAAGCTGGACTCAGCGCTGGCCAAAGAGCCGTTGCCCTTGGGGGCGTACTTGGAACGTGCGCAGACACGTCGCTCAGCGATGCTGGAGAGCTTGAAGATCTCGCCGGCCAAGTGAGAGGGCTGCAGAACTACTGGGGCCTCACAGGAGATCACCGGTGAATACGGGATCCACCAAGGAGGGTTCTCAAAGCCGTGACAGGGGTCGGAAGGCAAGGAAGCGGAAAGGCCTTGAATGGGTCAACCGGTTTGTCTTCAAGAACCCTGTCTACATTGCTCTCGCTACGTCCGAAAAGGCCTTCAAGCGCGAGTTGAAAAAGCTTCGCGTCCCAGTGGGGGACGCGAAGTTTCCGTCCGGCACCTCGCTGGCGTGTGTCATCGAGCTGGAGAGAGCTGGTGGCGGACGTGTCGCCTTGGTCTGCGTCACGCCTCGCGGCAAGCGGAGCAAGGCCGAGATGTTGGGAACGATTGTTCACGAGTCGGTGCACGTCTTCCAGTCGATCTGCAGCTACATCGGCGAGCGAAACCCCTCCATCGAGTTTGAGGCGTACAGCATCGAAGGGATCGTCAAGACCCTCCTCGAGTCGTACCACGACCAGACCGGTGATTGCCTGGTATGAAGACTTCTGCCTTCGTCACCGTGTGCCTCCTTGTGAGTGTCCTCCTTGGTTTCTGGCGCCCGATCCTGTCTTTCGTCCTGGGCGAGTGATGCAGAAAAGACGCTTAGGGTTAGTACCTAGAAAATAATGTGGAAATAGCTCTATAAGAGCTATTGCCGTGTTATACTTGAGTCATCAAAGCAGCCCACCGCAGCTTGTACCTCCCAAGGAGATGTACCGTGCAAATTACTCAGACCCTGGACCGCGTTGAAATCAGTTTTCCCTTCGCCCTGAAAGACGCCTTCAAAGAGGCTTTCAAGGGTCACTACAAGTGGGATGCCAACAAGCGCGTCTGGTCCGTGCCCCTGTCCGAGGGTGCCCGCCTGCGCCAGTGGGCGCAAGAAGCCGACACGGCGACGCAGGAGGTGATCGACCACTCTGCCAACCTCCTGACCACGTACGAGCTCGACCGCGTCCGCGAAGAGATCAAGGTCGTTCGCGCCGAGACCGCCGTCGCCGTGGCAGCAACCACCAGCGCCAGCAAGGCCCTTGAGATGATCCAGGCGGCCAAGGCCGAGCTGGCAGCCACCAAGGCCGCCCACGCCGCTGCACAGGCCGCGTTGGCCGCCGAGCGCGCTGTGGTCGAGAAGAGCCTGTCAGAGGTGATCGACTTCAACACGACCCGGCTGGCCGGTCAGACCGTGCAGAACAGCGTCAGCCGCACCGTCATGCGCCAGCGTGCCATGGACTTCCTCGAGCACTCGCAGGGCCTCCTGCGGGCTGCTGGCCTGGTCTGTGTGGCCATCCGGAAAATCGTCTCCGGCAACCCCGCTGACGCTGGCGACTGGTACGAGGTCGAACGGACCTAAAAGAATTTCTCGATGACGTCGCAGCCGCGAAGGACGAACGTCATCGTCACGCCAAGGGCGGCAAGCACTGGGAATACCCAGTGCTCCTTCATCCACTCGCCGAGCACTGCGGGCGTGAAGCCGTACTGCTGGAAGATGTTCGAGTTCGTTTTGATGCTCTTACTCGACGTCCGCTCAAAGATGTTCGCCAGCGTGTCCAGCTTGCGAAGCGTGGATTGGTGCAGCTTGACGAACTCCTTGTTGTCCCAGGCATCGGCTTCCTGCTTGCCTGTCAAGAAGTCTTTGGAGCCAATCTTGTTTTTCTCGATCAAGGTCTCCAGCCGGGGATGGCCGATGTAGCCAAGGCCGTAGAGCGACACCAGCGCGCGGGAAAGGTCGAATTTCCGATCTTCAGCGACGGGGATTGGTGTTCCGCCAAGCACTCGGAACCGGTGCTCGATCGCCGCGAAGCCGTAATTCACGTCACGCATGTTCCAGTGAATGAACGAGCAGTGAGGGTGGGTCCGGACATACTCGAAATACTCGGTGAGCATCTGACGTTCGAGATCGTCGTAGTGATTTGAAATCTGATCGAACGGGATTCCCTTTCGCTCAGCGACCTGGTGAACAGAGAACGAATCGGTCTGAGCGGAAAAAAGGTTTCTCACACCGATCGAGGTAACCCTCGGCGTCTTACCGTCTGTTTTGTCGTAAAAGCTCTCGCACGAGTAATGGATGACAAGCGTTGAATCCGCTTTGTCTGTCAGCGCCTCCATTTTCTCGACCACCTCTTTGCGCCGCTTCAGGCGCTTGAGTTCACTTCCCATTTGAATCCTCCTCGTTTTCGTCGATCGTAACCGGCACGGGCGTGGGGGCTTGACACGCCGGATTCGGTGAGAACCTGTCTTCAACAGGACCTCGCCGATGAACATCCAGCCCGCCGTCTACAACCCAGTCATCCCGCAAGGGGTCACTGTGCGCCTGCGCTTTCGCTCGGTCAGCCCCAGCGTGCCGGCGACGTACACCAACGGCAAATGGATCGACGACGCAACCGGCCTCGAGCTCGATCCGTCGCTGGTCGTCGCCAATGACCTGACCGGCAAGGAGGTCCGCGCCGCCGTGCGCCGTCGGCACTCCGAACCGACCCCGGCCATTTCGTTCACGGAAGCCAGCGGAAACGTGTTCCTGGACCCGCTGACGGGGATTTACGGCATCGACTTCAAACCCGCTGCAACGTCCGCGTTGAACAGCGCCACCGCAGCCAGCCACCAAAAATCCCCCGAATTCGATTACGTCGTCGACGAAGCCGGCGCCGTGGTTCTTCGCGCTTCGAAGTGGGTCTACGACATCGAGATCTTTGACCCCGTCACCGGAGAAGTCTCGCGCCCGATCAACGGACTCATCACGCTGACCGCAGAGGTCACACGCTGATGTCACAGCACTTCGTCGAGGTCTACGCGCCAGCCACCCAGGGCACCGTCCTGGTGGGCTCTGGCGGTGCCGTGGAGCTCGTCAACCCAACTGCCGTGGTGGAGGTCGTAGAGGCCGCCACGACGCCTGCGGTGGTCGAGGTGATCACTGCAGGGGGCCAAGGTCCGCCTGGCCCCGCCGGACCGCCGGGCGATGCGTCAACCGACGACCTTCTCGCCATTTACCGCCTCGCGAGGGGCTGACCCTTTTTTGATTTACCGGAGAACGACATGACCTTTCAAGCCCGCCTTTCCGCGACTCTCACCGAGATCGCCACCGACGTCAAAGCGCTGCGCCTTTCGCGCGGCGATCTGAACGCCTTGCCGACCGCCAACAAGACCAGCCTCGTAGCGGCCATCGTTGAGCTGCGCGGTCTGATCGTGGAAGCCGGCGCCGTCATTGACGACGACGCTGCAGGCACCGACGATGCGGTGACCTACTCGGCCGCGAAGATCAGCGACTTGATCGCTGCTGGCATCGCCCTGGCGAAGGACGAACTGCGCGGTGGTGCTGGCGCTGCGATGGACACGTTCAAAGAGCTCGAAGACGAGCTTGCCAGCGGATCGACCGCTGCGGCTGCGATGGCTCTCGCAATCAACAACCGGGTTCGCTTCGACGAGCCGCAGGTCCTGACCGCTGGCGAAAAGCTTCAGGCATGCCAGAACATCGGCATCGGTGATCCCGAGACCGATTTCCTGGCTCTCTACGTCGCAGCCAAGGCGTAAACATGTCGTTCGCCAGCCGTGTCCAATCGACGTTTGCAGAGATCGCTGCAGATGTGAAGGCGCTGCTCGCCCGCGTCTTGCCGGAAGGGGAAACACCGGGCTACCTCGTAACAACTGACGAGAATGGCAACTACATTTGGGTGCCACCACCGCCAGGTACGGACTCGCTCGGCGTCCCGACCGGCTGGGAAACCGGCCAGGTTCTGACCGGCGTCAGCCCGACCGAATACGCCTGGCGCGCGCCCACCGGAGGCGGCGGCGGCAGCTCTGCGCCGACGACGGTGGTCCGCGGCTTCAGATCGAACGTCGTCGCAGATCCGCCAGACCCACTCAACGCAAGCGGAATCCAGTATTTCTTCAGAAAAGAAGGCCCGGTCGCCGTTGTTGACTACGACGCAGTGAAAGGTGACGCCCTAAGCGGTCCAGCGTCGTCGATTCCGAACTTGACGATGCTTCGATGCCCCGGGACCGGCTGGAAGGGCATCTCGCTCACCCTCGGCGCGGTCGTGTACGGCGTGAATTCAAAGTTCTTGAAGAAGCTACAGCAGGGCAGCTGGAAAGGGGTCGCGCGATTCACCTTGGAGAACGAAGACCCGAACGTTTTCGGCAATTTCTTCGTAGGCGCGATTGCTGGAAACGAAGCTGTGGCGGGGGGCATTCGAGGCTGGGAGTACATCAACGGGTCACAGTTCGGCGCATCTGCGATCGCGGGGATCGGCTTTGAATTCACAGACGAGAACGTGCAGTTCGTTTGGTCGTTCAACGAAGAAGAAGGCACGCAGAGAATCCCAACAAGCGTCCACCGGTCTGCGCTCCTCAGCACGATCCACGAAGCTCGTTTCGAGCTGACGGATGACAGGACTGCCCTCATTGCGACCCTGGTCCAGATTCCCACTGGATTGGTTGTGGCTGGCCCAGAGCTGCTTCCTCTGAAAGGCGGAAACCTCGGATACACGATGACGATCGGCCGGGGAGCCCACGCTTTCGACGCAGACGACAACGCCAACAAATACGTTGGCGTCGAACGGCTGACCATGGAAACCGACTACTGATCCAATGCCGAAAAGACCCGGAAACGTTTCATGCAACGTTTCCGGGTGGCTTGTCAAGCTTTTTCGTAAATAAAGCTTGTGCAAAAAAGACGCGCCGCTTACACTTTGTCGCACACCGACTACATTATCAAGAGTTCGACCATGGCCCAAACTTCAGCTTCCCACGCAGAGCGCGCTGCTTCCGTCAACCTGGTCCAGCAGCTCGTCGCTGAAGGCAAAACCAGCCCCACCGAACTCGCGAAACTTGCCGGGGTCCCGCGCCCGACCGTCAAGCGTTGGCTGAAGCAAATTGACGGTGGCATGACGCCCAGGCTCGACGTCGACCGCCACCGCACGCCGGCGCCAAAGGTGCTGCTCCGGGCGCCAGTGGCCAGCGCCTTCGTCCATGCCTCGCCGATCGTCGTAGCGGCCCTGGGAGCGCTCCAGGCCCAGGAGCAGGCCCTTCGCATCAGCGACCGCGCCCGAGAGCGTGCCAAAGCCGCCTTGGCGCTCGACATCGAGAAGAAGGCCCAGAAGGCCACCGCAAAGATCCAGGCCCGCGCAGAGCGGCTGGCGCAGATCGAGCGCGACCTGCCTGGCATCCGCTTGCCTGCGCCAGCGGGCCGGTTGCTGAACCTCACCAGCGGCCATCGCGGTTTGTTCGTCTCCGCCGTCCAGAACGCCACGCCGTTGCACCAGGCATTCGCCGACTCGCTCGATCACTTCCTGGCGTACCACGGGTACGGCGCGAGCATCATTGGGTATCGCTACAAGAACCCCACCAGCCGGGCGCAAGAAGAGGCTGCGGCTGACGACGACTGGTACGACAGCCGCGTTGCCGGTGTGCTCTCTGTCGACCGCCTGCGCGTGTGCAATACGCTCGAGATCTGCGCCGACGTGAAGATCCAGTCGACGACGCCGAATCCTCTCACCGGCCTCGAAGAGGTCCCGGGCCCGCGCAGCGGCATCTTTGGTGGCCCTCGCTACGAGTACAAGACCGTGCCGACGATGACAGCAAACGAGCCGCGCGAGTTAATTTGCACGGGCACGATGACCCGCGCGAACTACAGCGACACGAAGGCGGGCAAGCGTGCCGAAGCCGCCCACCGCGTCGGCGGTGTCGTGATCGAGATCGAGGACGACGGGTTGTTCCACCATCGTCGGATCACCGCCGACGAAGACGGAAGCTTCATCGATTGCGGGGTGAAGTTCACGCCGACGGGTGTCGTGCACGCGGCGCCTGGCCAGTCCTTCGTCGAAGCAATCTACCTGGGCGACGGGCACGTGAAGCACATCGATCCTGTGGTGAAATCCGCGATGTTTGACGGCGCAGATTCGGCGGTTGGCCAGCTCAAGCCGGCGCACCTGATTTGGTCCGACCTGGTCGACATGGACGCAAACAAAACGCGTCACGACCGCCGGAATTTCCTGTTGCAGCATCGCAAGCACCACACCGGCCGCGTGAACGTCCGAAATGAAATCATGGAGGCGCTGGCGCTGCTTGACGAAGTGCTTCCTAAATCGGGCTGCGAGCACGTAATTATTCCGAGCAACCACGGCGACCACTTCCTGGACTGGTTCCATGAAACGGATTGGCGCACTGATCCAGAGAATGCTGACTTGGTATTTGAGCTCGGCGCAGCTGGTATTTCGACAGAGCATTTCGACCCTTTGAAATTCATGGGTCAAAAGTATTTGAAGAAAGCCGATCGCACTCGATTTCTCGATCGCGGTGAATCGATGACAGTCGCTGGCATTGAAGTTAATCTTCACGAGATTGGCCCAAATGGATCTCGCGCGACGACAGCTGGCTTTGCGAAACTCGGTTTTGATTTGATGCGCGGCCACCCGCACAGCCCTGCTGTTGTCGGTCGTGCCACTTCGGTTGGCACGTTGTCGAAAATCCCGATGGCTTATGCCGCCGGATCGCCGTGCGGCTGGACCCACACGAGCGGGATAATCTACAAAAATGGCACGAGCACGCTGATGCGGGTTTTGAAAAATGGGCGGTTCAGGCCAACCTGGGCGAAGTAAATCAAAAAAGGAGCCGTGAGGCTCCTTTTTCTTTGGGTCAGAAGTCAATGTCCGGCGAGGCAAACCAGGCATCCCACGCCCGCTGGCCAGCATCGTCGAGCAGTTCGCGCGCGTCTGGATCGCTGGCGCCGCGTAGGTCAAGCGCGAAAAGTGCGAGCTCGGGAAGATCCAGTTCTTGGCCCTTGGTTCTGCACCGCCACATCATGCCGAGCTCTGGATCGACCCGCGTTTCATGCAACACGAGGACGACGCGGCCGCAGCCATTAACAGGCCTGATCACCAGCGCGCTGGTGTGTTCTGAGACTCTCATAAACACCCTTCATTAACACCCAGATAAGACTCCCATTAACTAAGGCATTCACAGAATAAACACGAAAATAAACATCCCGGTAGTTCTACCATTAACGTACACACAGGGACCCTTTTTTTCACCAAAACGCATGTTGAACAGACTTACCACTTGGCGTGCTTTTCGTGCGGTTTTTCGGCGCTTTGCAAGCGTCTTTTTTGTGACGCGCGTTGAGGCGGATCGAAAGGCGTACATCAGGTCAAGCATCCACTCGAAGACACCAGCAGCAGATCAGCTGGTGCGGATGGGCGATGACTTTTCTGCGAGGGTGACGAACCGTTGATCGTCGAACGGGGAGGGAGCGGGGACACCACCAAGAGGTTCTTGGGTGACGAGGGAAGAAGTCGCAGGAGTGGATGCGAAGAGACGTTCAAGGATCGCGCCGATTCTGGTTTCTTCTACAAAATCACGAGCCATTTACTTCTCCAGGAGGAGGCGAAGTGCCTTCCGTGCCTTAATCGCTCTCTCCATTTTCGGCGAATAATCGACTTCGTTATCCATCGCTGCCGTGACCGGATCGAGACCGCGAGACTCACAATAATCCCGGAAAATACCTGGAAAATCGTTCGCGGATCTTCCTGGTTGTGGCTTGAAGAGGTCCGAATCCGGAATGAATTCGGCATCGTTCATTTGAGCCACCACTTCGGCTGATTGAGGGTTCGAATACCTTGGGCGTAGTGCTTTTGGTCTTCGGTGAGTGGAGCCATGATTTTGTTTGGCGGTCCGAATTCCTCTTCGAGAGCGGCCATTACCTCTGCGGTGCCGGCTTCACGGCGCCGGCGATCGCATTCGGAAAATGCCTCCGCGAAACCGGAGTTGTGCATCCGGATTAGAAATGCATGGTCGGTTTGATTTTCCATTTGGAACCTCTGCTCAGAAGAGACTATTTTGTCATAGCGTCCGTTGTATGTAAAGAAATGGCCGAGATTGGCCGCTCTTTCAGAATCCCATTTTTCTCGCGGCTGGCGCTGGTGCAGTCCCGAAATCCTCAGCCTCGACGAAGTGACGATTGCGAGCCAAGGCTTTGCCGATCGCCATTGCGCTGCGAGTCTTGAATTCGCGCGCGGAGAAGCGTTCGACTGCGTGGCTAATGACCGAACGCGAGATCTGATTTGCGAAGTCGGTGAGCCTTGTGTCGTAGACGACGCTCGCGAAAATCGTCTCGAACATGCGCTGGGTCTCGGCAGCGGTTGGGGCTTCGACGTGGACGACGTGGAATCTCGACAAGATTGGTTTCGGGATCGTGTCGAGTTCGTTGGCGGCGGCGATCCACCGAACATGGCTTGCGTCGACACGCAAGCCTGGCATTGACTGGTCTTCGAACGTCTTCGCGCTCTCGAGCTCAAGGAGGCTGTAAAGCGGTCCCAGCGGGTTGTAGCGGAGATCGGCTCCAGCCTTGTCCAACTCGTCCAAAAACGCCACGGGACCAGCAGTGGCCGGCACGCCTGAGCGCCCGAACGCGAGGGTTTTGAACAATTCCCCGGGGGCTGAATTGCCCCAGTGCGTGGCGAGCCCGTCGATGCTCGATCCTGCAGTGGCGCTGGCCATGTCGACCTTGAATTGGGGGGTCTTGAGCACGTTGGCGATGAGGCTGCTGAAGTAGCTCTTGCCCACTCCCGGCGGTCCGACCAAGAGCATTGGGGCCGGCCTGCAGCGGCCACCTGCCGCGGCGATCGAGAACGATGGCTCTAGCACCTGGTCGATCGCGTCGATGAAGTTCGGGAAGGCTTCTCGCAGTTCGTCAAGCTGTCCCCGCCATGCGGCATTTGGCACAACCACGGGCCGGAAGGTTCCGAGCTCGAGCAGGCGAGCGAGCGTGGCTTTCACGCGGGCTCTTGAGTTCTCGTCAGAACTCAGCGTGGCCACGCTGTCTGCGATCGCGGTAATGTCTTCGAGCTTGAAGACTTCGACTCCGGCCTCGATCTCTGCCTGCGTCTCAACCTTGGGAACCGGCTTCGACTTGGCGAGGTCTTTCATCTGTTTGAGCGCCAGCACGGCGCTCTTGAATTCTCCGCAGTCCGCGCATTTCCACGACCAGCAGTCGCCCCCAAATTCCCTCCTGACGCGCTCGGAGTCACATGCGTCGCACCGGAGGTTGTCGAACAGCAGCTGGATACCGCGGCGTTCAGCGATTGGACGCACTTCGTTGTAGTAGTTCATCTGGACGTCGTAAACGCGGTCCGGCGGCGGACCCTCTGCATGCTCGAACGTCAGGCATTGCTGATCACCGTTCCCAGCCTTTGCCAGGGCGCGATCAAGTTGCGCGAATGGATCTCCGCCTCCGGATGCCGCCGCCGTGTCGGTGTCGTTTTCGTTGTTGTCGATCATGCGGCGGCCTCGCTTACTTCGTGACCGTGGTGCAGTTTTTCAGCGTGTAGAAGTGGCTGCCCTCAGCTCCTTCTTCGTGTTTGACGATCTCGGCCACCACGGTGCCGCCTTTGAAGCCGGTGGAGGAGGTTTGGCAGATGAAGCCAATCTCGTCAGCCTTCTTGACGTAGTAGTCCTTTGACCCACCGCTGAATGGTTTCAGGTCGAGCCTTACCGTGTGGAACAAGACTTTGTTCGACACGATTCGCTCACCCCCCTCAAGCTTTTCGTACTTGCGGGCCTCGCGAACGAGGTCGGTGTAGGTGAGGGGGGCCTGCTGGGCGATGGCGTGGCCGACCGTGACGATCGAGACGGCGGCGGCGATGCAGAGAGCAATTTTCAT